TGAGGGGCGATGGGGTGTAGACCGGCTGGTGTGGTTGGTTGGTGGCGATCTGCGTGACAGGTTCGAGCAGCAGATGGATAGGCTTAATGCGGCAATAGATAAATGCGATCCGTCGATCGAGCATGAGGTTGAGGTGACGCTGCGTGGTGTGGCGGCGTTAGAGGCTGCCGCCATAGCTGCTGGCGCGAAACCGCTGACAGGCGACTACATCGAGGGCAGGATGCCGGATGGTCGCGTGATAGCTATTACGGCGACAGGGTATGAGGCGGGCAAGGTAAAGCGCGACAATCGCGAGATGGTAGTGTATTCTGTTGATGAGATAGGGCGGATCATTGAGGGGTTGAACAAAGAGGCACCTGTAGTTGATGCTATCAAGAACGCGTTTGCCGGTGCCGAGGTTGTGAGCGTAAAGCCGGTTCCGGCTAACCTAGACGACGAGATACCGTTTTGAGTGGGGTTCGGACATTGGAAGATATCGACAACGAGCGTGACGATGTGCTGAAGGATCGCGAGTATATGTTACTCGGCACGTCCACTTGGATTGACGTTAGGACGCTCACAGTGAACGTACAGCGCGTTGGTAACAGCGTCAGGATAGATGTGTGGCCGAGAGAGCTGATGCGGGGCTATGAGCCTCTGGCGAGCGTTGAGGTGCCATTTAGCAGGGGGAGGGATAATGATTCAGGCGGGGGATGGTAGTTGGCAGCGGATGCTCGATCAGGATAGATGCCCGAAGTGTCGAAGCCTGATGACAAAGCTGGTCAGCGACAAGGTCGTGGTCAAGCGTGAGTGCTTGGTTTGTAATTTAACGGTTAACGAAATGGATAGTGAAAATGAAAAGGGCTGAGGTTTTAGACACGGCGAAGGAATATGTGACAAAGGATCGGGCGGCAGATCACGGAAATATGGAGGACAACTTCACAACGATTGCGGTGTATTGGTCTGAGCATTTAGGTCACAGTGTCACACCGATTGACGTGGGCATAATGATGACGCTGCTGAAGATGGCAAGGCTCAAGAGCAATCCGTATCATCAGGACAATTACGTTGATGGTTGCGGGTATCTAGCTTGCGCGGCTGAGCTGGTGGATCACGATGGGTGATGTGTTAGAGTTCAAGCGTCACTGGGTTTGGTTCTTCGACAAAGATGGTGTGACGTGCGACTACTGCTTGCAGGATACGCGCGGCAAGGTCTGGGAAGGTATGCAGTCAATCGTGTGCCATAACTGCGATGAGGCGTTGCTGTTAATCGACGAGAAGACCAGTCACGTTTTGACTATAGATTTTGACGATGAGGATTTTGACGATGTCAGCTAAGACGCCAGACAGCGTGATGATAGAGTTCTTGGAGCGTGTCACTGAGGGCAGATCAGGGCGTGATGTTTGCAAGGATAAAGATATGCCGGGTTGGTCTAGCGTCTGGCGGCGGGTTTGTTCAGACACAGAGTTCGCGGAGAACTATCGTGTGGCAATGCAAAGCCGTGGCATGATCTACGCTGACAAGCTAGATGAGATGGATCGCTTACTGCTGTCAGGCCAGATCACTGAGAGCGCACACAGAACTATCTGCGACAACATCAAGTGGCGGTCTTCTAAACTTGTGCCTAAGGTCTATGGCGATAGGCAGCAGGTTGACGTTAAGCATGAGGCTGGTGGATCGTATCTGGAGCTTCTACAGCAAGTGAATAGCGCGGCTCAACTAAAGCACGTTGAAGTAGTAGAACAGAGAGAAGACACACAAGCGGAAGCATTACGCGCGCGCGAAATCAACCAGATTTCGGTTAACAACGATATGCCTAAAAAGCAGGCAAACAGGCAGAAAAAAGGCAAAAAGTTATCCACAGGCAGCTAAGTCATTGTATTTGCACGATACGCGTTGCGCATAATTAACGTTATGCGACATTTCTGCCAAATATGTTTAAAGTTAACCGGATTTTGGTTAACACCCCCCCCCATCGAAATATCGCGGGGGGCGGAGATAAAAATATATACCCCTTACCACCCCACCCCCTTTGGAGTTAACGCATGACCACCCGCCGCCACGAAAATGATTTTTACCCAACCCCGCCACTGGCCACACGCGCCTTGGCAGCGGTTGAGGCGTTTCGCGGTGACATATGGGAGCCTGCCTGCGGTAACGGAGCCATCAGCGACGTGCTATCGGAGAAAAACGCGGTTATTAGCACTGACTTACACGATTACGGATTCGGGGCGTCAAATGCTGACTTCTTGGCCGCAGACCAGCTCCTTGCGCCTAATATCGTCACAAACCCGCCCTACAAGCACGCTCAGGCGTTTATTCAGAAGGCCATAGACCTTGGCGCAGAAAAGCATTGCTGGTTGTTGCGGCTGTCGTTTCTCGAATCCAAGAGGCGCAAGGCCGAGCTTTTTGACATAGCGCCGCCGTCGAGGGTTTGGGTGTTTGCCAAGCGCCTGACAATTTGGCGCGGCGATGAGGCACCGACCAGTACCGGCACGACGGCATATGCTTGGTTTGTATGGGATCGCGGCACCACTGACACGAAAATAGGATGGATTTAACATGACCACCACCAAGCTAACGACCGAAACCATAGCCGCCCTGCGCGCCGACCCCTGCCTGTTTGTCGAGGCCATCCTCGGAGCCACCCCCCAAGTTTGGCAGCGCAAGGCGTTGCAGGCTATATCCGCGAATGATCGTGTCGCCATCAAATCCGGCCACGGCGTCGGAAAGACCGCGTTTGAGAGCTGGGTGGTTCTGTGGTGGCTTATGACGCATTATCCGTGCAAGGTTGCGGTGACGGCAAACAGCGCACACCAGCTATCGGACGTATTGTGGACGGAGATCGACCGCTGGGCGCGTAACATGCCGCCCGCGTTCAAGAGTTTGCTGGATTTCAAGTCGGACAAGATTGCCCTCAAGGGTGCGTCGGACAGCTTTGCTGTGGCGCGTACCAGCCGCCGTGAAAACCCTGAGAGCTTGGCGGGCTTTCACAGCCCCCACATGCTGTTTGTGGTCGAGGAGGCGTCTGGCATACCCGCGATCATCTTTGAGACGGCCAGCGGGGCGCTCAGTACCCCCGGCGCGAAGATTATTATGTGCGGAAACCCGACCAGAACCGACGGCTATTTTTACGATGCCTTCCACAATGACCGCGAGAAGTGGCACTGCATTACGGTGTCGTGCGAGGAGGGCGAATATGTCGACCCGAAGTTTATCCGAGAGATGGCCGAGAAGTATGGCGGGGAGAGCAACGTATACCGCGTGCGCGTCCTGGGCGAGTTCCCGACGCAATCCGACGACGTGCTGTTGCCGCTGCACTTGGTTGAGGATGCGGTGAAGCGTGACGTCGAGGCGGGGCCTACCACCCCGGTGGTTTGGGGCTTGGACGTTGCGCGGTTTGGTTCCGACCGGTCGGCGTTATGCAAGCGTCAGGGAAATGTAATGATTGAGCCCATCAAGACGTGGCAGAACAAGGATTTGATGGAGATGGCCGGCATTATTTTGGCTGAGCATGACGCCGTGCCGTACAAGATGCGCCCGCAGGCTATCTATGTTGATGCTATTGGCTTGGGTGCGGGTCTGTCAGATCGCCTGCGCGAGCTGGACTTGCCTGCGGTTGCGGTGTCTGTGTCCGAGACTGCGTCGCTGAAGGATCGGTTTAACCGTCTGCGCGACGAGATTTATTGGAACGCCCGCGAGTGGTTTGAGGCGCGCGACTGCCACATGCCGCAAGATGACACGTTGATTTCGGAGCTGACGTCTATCCGGTATAAATATTTGTCGACCGGCAAGCTCAAGATTGAGAGCAAGGACGAGATGAAGCGACGCGGGCAGCGGTCGCCTGACACGGCTGACGCTTTTGCCCTGACCTTCGCGCATCAGGGTGCGGTTGCCGGAGGCTTCTCAAGGGGGTATAATTCAAGTCGGATGAGTAAACCTAACACTGGCTGGATTGTTTAATGGATCAATACCGCGGCGCATACGAGCAGGGGCTGCTGGCTCAGCCCGCTGACTATACCGGCGCAGCGGATATTGGACGCGGTATACTGTATTCCCCATTTGACCTTATCGGCGCGCCTGTTGATCTGGCTAATATGGCGTTGCAGCCACTTGGCCTTGGCAGCGAAAAACCCTTTGGCGGCTCTGAGTACCTAATAGACAAATATGCCGACCTTGGTGATTATTTGGGTGTAGATTACCAGCGCCCAACAAATAGCACTGAGGAGTTAATTGGCCGGTTTGCAGGCGGCGCTGTATCTCCAGCAGCTATAATATCTGCGCTTCAAAAAACGCCAGTAAACATGAGCAAGGCCATCAGCGCCTTCAAAAGCTCCAAAGAGCTTAGAGCCGAGGCGTCTAAGGCGGCTGCTAAAGGTGACGACGTTGCAGCCAATGAGGCTAATGTTGTTGCCAGCGTTTTTGAGGTTGAAGCTGCGCCCCTGACTAGCGCTATACAAAGGATTAAGGCAGATGGCAAAGAGCCGGTGTTTACCGTTAAAGACGACGGAACCTATCTCACAGTTAGATCAAGCCTCGCAGACCCAGCCGAGGCGAAGAAAACTGTCGCCGCAGCAAGAGGTGGTGATGCAGCGACTAAGGGCAATGAGCCACTGTCGAAATCGGAAATCAACTTTATCGTCCAAAGTCCAGAACTGAACTCAGCAAGAAAATTTGGCGACGACATATCTGTGGCTGTTAATGGTCAGCCGTTAGACGCGTCTTTGCTGAAGGGTGAGACGGGTTTTGCCGGTCGTCAGTCCAGCATAGCCAAACAGGCCGCGATTGGTCGCGCTTTTGATCTATCTGTTCAAGGCAGCCCTGAGTATAAATCTAGCGTTTTTTCTGCTTATGGAGAAAAATATCCAGACCTTATGGAGGCCGTAGGCGCAAAAAACTATGACGATCTTGTGCAAAAATCATATTTGCAGATGCAGGCAGAAACGGCTGCTCAATTCGACCGCTTGCCAGTTAACACGTTTTACCACCCCGGCGATTTTGATTATGTGACATCAACTGGCGGCACTAACTCTATTGGCATGCTGCGCGACCTTAATCAAAATAAAAATTTAAATGTCTTTCGTGGTGGCGACCGGCATGAGTTCCTAAACCAGATTGACCCCAGAACCGGCCTTAATTCAAACGAGATGTTCAGGGCCGTGCATGATTACGCTGGTCACGGTATTCAGGGCAACAAGTTTGACGCTCTTGGAGAGGAGCGTGCCTTTGGCGTTCATTCACAGATGTATTCTCCGCTTGCGCGTATGGCTATGGCATCTGAAACAAGAGGGCAGAATAGTTTTGTTAATTACAGCCCGCTAAACATCGACATTGAGATGGAAATTGCGGCTAAGATGGATGATCTAAAGGCTGCAAGGACTGACGCGGATAAGGCGGCTATCACTGCTCAGATACAAGACCTTCAGGGGCAAAGAAGGTACGGAGATCAAAAAGCAGTTCTTTTGCCGCCCGAAATGATAGACTTGTCTTATCAAGGCGGTATGCCTGATTATCTGAGGGGCGTTAACACGCCCGACGCTGGCACGACCGTTGATGATCTGCCGTTTTTTCATTTTTCCAAGCAGGGCGGGTTGCTGGAATTAGACCCATCTTTTGTTGGCACCAGAATGGGGCGAGGTGGTGATGGATACGCATTGGATGAAGCGTCGTCAATTAGTCAGTACAACCGTCCTGACAGAACCTATGCGTTTGCGGATACTGTGCCCACATCAAGAATTGACCCAGCTATGGACAACGCGCCCTTTGTTTATCAGGGGCAGGCGTCTGGCCTTTATGACGTGACGAATGATCCAGCTAGTCTTCTGGCTTTGTCGAAGGAAAGAAATCGGGGAGTTATTGATAGAAATCTTTTTTACAAAGACTTGGAATCGTCTATAAAGGATTACGGCTATGGGGGATATGTAGCTCCTTTTCAGGGTCAGAGGGCAGCTTTGTTATTCGACCAAGCGCCAGTAACACCATATAGAGGGATTTTGTTTAATGAGTAAGCCGCATTTATGTTATTTGCCAACGAGAGGACTTTGTTCTTTGAATGACAAATTGGGCGATAATTATCTCCCAAAGAACAAAGAAAATGTTTTCCGTCAGGAGATAACCACTTATGAGTATGTTGAAAACGGAATGAAGAAAACCACAACTGTCAGAGAGTTTACGAATAACGACCATTATGACAGCACGGTAGCTCATATATTTGTCAACGAGGACAAGTGGAGAGGTTTTTAATGCCCCCATCCAAAAAGAAAAGCGTCAACCTATCAGTCGGTCGCGGTGAAAAGCAGTCGGTCAAGGCTGGTGGTGGACTTACTGCGAAGGGTCGTGCAAAATACAACCGAGCCACAGGCTCAAAACTAAAGGCACCTGTGAC